AGTCCACGAACTAGATGTTTGTCTAGTTCGCGAACAGTCTGGGGCCATAGGCCCTTTTCTGCCAACTGGTTTCGAAGTGACACGGTGCTAATCGTGTCATTCGCAGCAGTAGTGGTGAAGCTAAGCGGACGCCGAACTTTGACATAGGACACGTCGTGCCCCATGAAATAGTCGGCGCCGCATGATTCACGGAAGTAGCCGTTAGAAAACGACTTCTTCTCGTTCACCTTGAACCCGAAAAGGGACAAGGCGTCCACTACTGGCTTGTACATGTCATTGGGAACGATGATGTCGTCACCAAAGACAATGATCTGACCAGCAACTTTCCGAACGAGACGAAGGTCCGGGAAACCACCCGGAAGCTTCGGAACCATGGCGTAAGCAGCAATAGCCGCAAACACCATAGCCTCAATCGGAAAGCACACTGCCGATCCCATACTCGCAAACTTGTTGAGAGTAAGGGTAGTTCCGTCGGGCAACTCAGCCCGACCGGACCGGCAAGCGAATAGGGCGTCCCTCACAAGAGGGCGTCCGCTCAGCAACTCCCAGACGAGTCTGGAAGACACTGAATCGCTTGCAGCCGACAGATCGATTGTGGCAATAGATCTGTCCACGGACCCAACGCGGGCCGCGGACCTATTGTCCTCGGAGGTCGAGAAACGGGGCGGAAGCCCCCTCGCCTCGATCGATCTGACGAGCGAGTCCATGAGTCCTTGCTGGCAGTACATCCGCCAGCTGGGCTCAATCGCGATGGTCCTAGGACCTTTCGCGGTTTTTGGAACAAGACTCACCCGAACGGGTGTGTCTTCGGCAGCGTACCTGACGTCAGGTTCACTCAATACGTGGTTAGTATTGAGCCGTGCGTAGACGTAGGAAGGGAAGAAAGATTCCAACCTTTCTTCCCATTGAGCAAAGCGCCACCGAGAATTCGGTAGGAGCTTTTCCTGCGACGCCCCGTCTCCGTGTTTGACACGGAGACGATAGAGCGAAATGTCATCACTGACATCTCTAAGCACACCGTCGAACATGCTAGCGAACACGGCCTTTAAGGCCGGACTCGCACCGTGGGTGGCTGCTGCGTCAACCTCTTGGAAGGAGGTCAGCGCAGCTTCCACATACCGCGGGTCACAATCAGTCCGCATTTTTGCAGCGAAACCGCAAATCTGTCGGATGATTGCAACAGCTTGTACGTCGGGATCCTGACGTAGTTTGCCATTCCTCTGGAACACTCGGGAGACAAAACCTCGCAGAAATGCGGGGAGATGTCCATCCTTCCGGAAACCCGGAATTTGGATGTTGTCCCAGGTGCCTGCGTCCAGAGCAGCCTCGAAGGCTACTCTGTAGGCATCCAGTGTAATGGTCAAGAAGGGTTCACCTTCTGAACCATGTCTTCTCGTGACGGTCTCAATGTCACGAGTTGGGTCAGATGCGTACAAGTCGGCGGCATCTCGAATGAGTGCCGTTATCAGAGCTACGAGGCTTTTCACCATGCCCTCCATTAGGGTTATGGGTCCAAGGTCTCACAGCCGGGCGGAGTCAGTAGTCAGCTAGTGACTAAGCCTGACCCTGAACGACAGCCGACAGCAGCGCAGCGTCGTCGAGGTAATCGACGAACAGCTGTGCCAGCTCGCTGATCTCCGTCGCCGAGAACCCCTGAATGGGGTGATCGATCACGATGTGCACGCTCTGCGTGTACTCGCGATTCTGCGACGGGAGCAGCGGGTCGGTCGCGATCTTCCGCTGGGTGAGCTTGACGACGTGTCGAGCTCGGTTCCCGCGGGAGTGGTCGACCGACAGCTGGTACTTCGTGTCTTCCGACGCGAAGCGCCCGAGGACCGCGGAAACGCGGTCGAGGTCGGTAGCGCTCGGGGTGGTAGGCAGAACCTGAGGGTCCGCAAGGGCCATGATATGTGCTCCTTTCTAGAGCATAGCACCTCCATAAGGTGACTAGAACCACAGGGACTTTCCCCGTGGCATATCCCTACGACCTTGTCGTAGGACGAACACCCGCACTCTGTGATAGCCCAATGGCTACGAGTGAGGCCCATTGGGCAGCGTTCAGGGAGTCAAAGTCGGTATAAAAACCGTACGATGAGCACCTGGTACGCTGCTTTACTTCGGTAAAGCGTTCGTTGCGAAAAGACAACGGAGCTGTACCGTAGAATGGGATAGACCCCGAACGCCTCTGGAAGGTACCAGAAGCGATGAAGGTCCGTGTGTTCCGGGTATGGCACATGAAGTAGCCATACTCGCAGGTGATGTTGTAGTCTGCCACGACTTGGCGGTTTTCAAGAAAATCGCCAGTGTTCGCAAACCAATCAGCTATGAAGGAGAACGGGACAAGGTCCCACGCAACCCGCAGATCAAGTCCGAGACCAGTTAACCGGTCCACGGTCTTGAAAAGGTCACTGCACCTGTCGAGCCATGTGTCAGTATCTACTACTGGCATACGGAAAGACCCAGCCCACCAAGTGCGCTGGGTATTTTCGACAAAGCGGTGACTTACTGCGTCAGCAAGGCCCCACGAACTGGCGTTCGTGAGAGCAATGCTGTAGCCGGTCGTGTGATTCACGTCAACAACGTGAAGTGTACGACCTGCTCTCCTTCGGCGTATGCGCTTCATCCCAGTACGGGACACCTCCTCGGCAATACGCCGAGAACGAGATAGTGACTCGGCCAGATCGTCCAGAGTCTGGACGTTAGGCCGAACACCGAAGACATACGCGAGGTAGTCATCGGCAGCC